AAACATCATTTTTATAAGAACAAGTATCCCATTCATGAGGAATGGAAACATCAATCTTAATGCTTGGATGTGTGACCTTTGGATCAGTATAATAATTCTCTGAAAAGTCTTTGTTTTCCATTATAATGACTCCCAAAATTTTTTGCTTTCTTCTTCTTCTTTCTTTTGAAATTTATCTGCCCATGAAATAATAAACTCTTTCATTTCATCAGTTAATAAATGCCAATACTTTTTCATTTCTCCCATTTCTCTTAATGTACCATCATCTCCACCTACATTTTCAAAATAGTCATTTAAGCCATTATATCCAATTTTGTTTAATGATGCTTTTTGATCGATTTCCATCTGTGGAACAAGAACATTCCAAATGTGTGCATAAGTCTTATCTGCTATGCCACCATTATCACAAGGAAAATTTTCAGCTACCCCGTCACATGTCCATCTGTCTAAATATGTAGGGCATTTTAAAGTTGTCTTTGTCATTTTAGTCTCCATGTTAATATAAAATTAAAGCCTACCATAATACTACATAGGACACAAGTAATAATATTGAGTTACACTTATTACAGTATTTTGAAAGAAATGACTTTTATAAAAAAAGTTTCAAATCTAGTGTCATAAGTGTCATAAGTGTCATAGACAACGTTATAACGTATATATAGACTCAAATATTTATATTACACTTCTCTTCAAATTTATGACGTTTATAACACTTCTAATCTGACGCATTGACGTTTTTTCTTTTTTTGTTTTACTTATCTTTAGAAATTGTTCTATAAATAAAGTCATGCAGAAAACTATTGTTAAAATCGAAAAAAATCATAATAGACTTTTGACCAACAGACAGAAAACCTTTGCAGAGCTTTATGTAGAGGGCATTTACACAAATAAAGAATGTGCGATTCGTAGTGGATATAATCAAAGTTCAGCTAAAGTTCATGCATCTAGGATGTTAAATGCTAGAGAATATCCTCATGTTGTTGAATATATCGAAGAATTAAGACAATTACGAGAAAGAAAATATGGTGTCACATTAATGGGTCAATTAAAAAGATTTCATGATTTAAGTCATGGGGCAGAGTCTAAAGCACAATATAGTTCGGCAGTAAATGCTGAAAAAATTAGAAGTGCCTTAGGTGGTTTGACTACTGACCGAAGAGAAAATGTACACTCATTAGATAATTTATCAAGAGATGAAATTGTTTCAAGATTAGCAGATTTGCAAAAACAATATCCTCAAGTATTTATCGAGGGTGATTATAAAGAAGTTAAGGATGACAACCGAAAAAAATCTTTGGCTAAAAGTTAAAAAAAATTTACCTCATGATTGTTATGCTACACGAATAGAAAATCGTATGGGTGGAGGTGTTCCCGATGTTCATGTTGTATGGAATGGTCTTGCTTTTTGGATTGAATTAAAGATAACCAAGGTTAACAAAATTAGGTTATCTCCAAATCAAATCGCTTGGAATACTAAGTATTCGCTCAATTTTGGGTTATCCTATATCTTGGTTCAACGGGTCGGGGAGGGTAGCCTATTTTTATTTCGGGGCGATGATGCTCGGGAATTGGCTACTAATGGACTAAATACAAAGCCTATAATCAAGGTTTCGGGGTCGGGAATCGGGGACATTTTCGGGGCAATTCGGGAGTCGGGGATCAAGCACCTAGAAACAGTAATAAAGAAACATAAACAAGGCGACTAGGTTCTTGGGTCTAGAATGTTGGATGAAAAAAAAGAGCTATTAAGCTCTTTTCTTCTTTGAATATTTTTTTGTTGCCTCAATAATAATATTAGTATTATTAAAATGATAACAAGCTTGGCAATCAATACAGTCTTGCCCCGTGCAATTTTGTTTTTCTTTATAATCATTTTCGAAAACATTATTAAAAACTTTGTCAAAATGTTTTGGAATATCAAAAATTGGTTTATTAATAATTGAATTAGAAAAAATCAAAATTAAATTTTTTGGTTTGTCATAATCATTAAAATATTTATTTACTATGTCTTTTCTTTTTGTCCATAATGCAATATTTGTATTTTCGTTATGTTTTGCAATAGTACAATAATTATGTAAATGCAATAAATTGATTAGTTCGCCATGTCCGTCTAATCTAAAAATACGATCATTTTTAAATAATGGAACAATATTTGATTTTTCTAGATCCATAGTTGATAAAATAGAAGAATTATTTTCCCATGGGGCAACACAATTTTGTCTATGAGTTTCTAACATCGCAACAGAATAGCATATTGTACATATGTTATTTTTAACTTTTGATTTATTTTGCTTTTGGCAAAATGGATTGCTTAATGTATTGCAATTAATTGCTCTTATACCTTTAAGCTTTCCCGTCATATTTGAAATTTTTATTTTCATATTTTACTCCAATGTAATTGTCCTATATAGTCTAATCGATATCGGGATATTATGCAAACTTTAAATAATTATTTTCGGGTCGGGTCGGGATCGGGATTAAATCGGGTCGGGGATCGGGTCGGGTTTAACAATGCAATAATATACTATATATAATATAATCCGATTTTTAGACCAACAAACTATAATTGAGGCCTTGTCCAGGACGTTAAAATAAAAACGGCAGCAGCTCAAAAAAATTTTGAAATAGATAATAAATAAGTTTGCAAGACCTAGGTTTTTTGATACAATACAACATATGACAATAACAATTTACATTGGAGTAAAATATGTATGAAACGAAAGTAAGTTATATAAATAAAGAACTATTAGGTCACGTGGGTGTGGATTCTGGTCAATTGATGGTCACGGATCCGTGTTATTTAAATAAATTTCAGAATAACGAATTTGAAGATGTCAGACGTTACGAAAATAATAATGGCGACATTTTAGAATTCGGTGTGGATTTTAAACACTATGAAGAAATCATCCCGAAATATAATAAATGTATGAACGAGTTGAAATCTATTCATCAAACTAATATTGAGGATAGATTTAAAGCATGCGAACGAATTAAAGATAATAGTTATTCTTATAATGGGTCTTGTCATCAAACTTGTTATGATAATAGGCAAGGCGGTGAACTAGGTGGTGGTCTAGGGGTTGCCTTTACTAGTGGATGGGGTGATGGGTCTTATCCCGTTTATGCTTATTATGATACTAGTGGACGTATATCTAAAATTGAAATTGTAACAATTGAGGATGAAGACGATGAAATTGAATAAACATCAACAACTAGCAATTAAGAACCTATATAATAGGTTCTTAAATAAATTAGATAACACATCTTATAAACAATTTCGTAAACGAGTATATCCCGAAATTGGATATGCAACCACGGGTATTATTTATATCCACGAAATCGGTTTAACTTTCGGGATAGAACCCGATGGATATACACACACGTAATTAAAAAATTACTCCAAGGAAAGCCTCCCATTCGGGAGGCTTTTTTTTGCTCGGGATTCGGGATTCGGGATTCGGGATCAAATCGGGTCGGGGTCGGGGGTCTATTATATAACTAACATAACATATATATAATGTGATTTTTTGACCAACAAACTATACATAAATAAAAAAAAAATAAAAAAATTTTTAAAATTCAATAAAATAAAAAAGTTTAAACGTGCCTTATTCTTGCCTTATTTCTTATGTAGTCTAAGACTACATAAGACAACATGGAGTAAAAATTATGTATAATATAAAGACTAAAAATAAGACCAATAAAATTTCACTATCTCAATTAGTGAAAGCTATTGAAAATATTAACGTGGAAAATATTCCACTTAATGAAAAAAACCATACTTTAATAGGTAAGGTTTTTAATAAGTTTAACAGTCTTAAAAAATCACATTTTAAAAATGCAGAAAATAAGGGGATTGTTGAAAAGGTAGGTACTAACGAATTTAGAAAAGTATCTTATGAATATGAAATAACTAAAACTATATGGAGTAAATAAAATGAAAGCTATATTAATAAATCCAAAATTAAAGTTAATTAATGAAATAAATTATAGTGGAGATTATAAGGATATTTCAAAATTAACTGAATGTAATATTTTTACTTGCGTTTATCCTTTTGATAATTGCCAAGATACAATTTATTTAGATGATGAAGGATTATTAAAATCATCAAATTATTGTTTTACCTTCGATTGTGATAATGGGCATTCGCAACCATTAATGGGAAAAGCTTTAATATTAGGCACGGATGATGAAGGAGATAGTAAAGATATTGAAACATCATTAGATGAAATTAAAAAACGTGTTTCATTTAAAGGCCATCAAAAAATAATTATGGGAAATAGTGGAATAGATTTATCTCCATTACCTACCATATTAAATGATGATGATCTTAAATATATGGATTTAGTTTAATGATTAAATTCATAAAAAATTATGGAGTTTTTATAGCTGAGTTTTTCTCAGCTATAATTCTTTTCACTTTCATTTATTTTGGTTTAAAGTTTTTATGCATAATAAATGATGAATGTTTTAAATTATATTTTGGAGGTTTAGTTTAATGACAAAATTTTTAGATGATAGATTAGGAGAAATATTTCAAACTCCTAAACCTAAAGGATTACATAAATCCTTAGACACATTTTTAAATGATCCTTTTTTTATCCAAGCTTTAAAAGATTTTGAAAGTTTAGGATTTATTAAGATCAAAAAAAATGGTGTTGAAATTTTAGATCGTAAAGGTTTAGAAAAGTATCTTAAAGATTTTGGTACGTTAAATTAAATTAATATTAATCTTTATAATTAAGACGGGATTTTTCCCGTCTTTTTTATTTTCGGGTGTAACTTGAGATTACCTGGGAATTTATTTATTTAATGCATTGACCCCGAACCCCGATTTTGGCGGGTCTTTTTTAGAGAGACACACATAAAATGCTAGTCTGATAAATTCATTTGGGGGTATTTTCATTGGGTTGCCCCCACCCCCTTTTTCTGATACTTTTACCTAGTTGGAGTCCCTGGGGCAAAAATTTATGTACGATCTAAATCATTCTGGTTTTCATTTGTTGGGCGAAGTCATGGAGATGGCATCCAGATTCCCGTTCTATAGCAATCAACGCATTGCAGAATTACGCAGAAAATTTTTACCATCTATAATGCATGGCAAGATAAGACTGTACCGCAATCAAAATACGCTTGTTGGCTTTGCGACATGGACGTTTCTAACCAAAGACGAAGCGATTAACAGAACCTTTGGCCATGATGCGTTTGCCAGAAACAATGGAGAACAAGTCTGGGTTGTTGACATGTGCTCCCAAAATAATGTACTTTATATTGCAAGAGACATGAGGACATTTTTGACAGAGAATATAATGAAATATACTGGTCATAAACGAGCTTACTGGAACAGACCAAACAAAATTAGCAACGCAGGAAGGATAGATCATGGGCGATAGTGGTGGACCAAGCGAATCACAAGCAGGAGATGATCCATCGACATTTGATGATGAAGGTGTTGGTTATGGAAATATAAACACTACAACGGAACAAGCGTTGAGTGATGATCCTAGTATTGATAGTGATTTTTCAGCGGCAGATGCAGCAGCAGCCAGAGCCGAAATTCAAAATCAACAAGAGGCTCAAGCACAAGTTGATAGTTTTCAACAAATGCAAAATCGAGAAGAACAAGAAAAAGTTGCACAACAACAAAATTTTGCTCAAGATATGGCTAATTTAGCTAGACAAAGTTTACAAGATACTATTGAAGAAGAAAAAGGTATTGCAGAAGAGTTAACTGATGTTAAAGCCTCTGATTTAAACGTGCCCATTGATGCATTAGGACTGTTTGCATTACCTAATGCGAGATCGACAGCACCAACAACATTTACACAAGGATCGATATTTGATGTAGATGATTTCCGTAAAGCGACTGATGATAGAGATATCGCAAAAAAAGATGACATTCAGAAAACAACTTTAGCTGATATGTTAAATGTTGCACCAAATGTAAAAGAAATGATGAAAGATCAAACAGACACTTCTGATTTTAATATGACTGGAAAAGACGTTAAATCAACGGCAGATTTAAGAGAAAGAGCAAAAGGTTCGTTGTCTCCAGGTATGCAAGCATTGCTTCCATTTGGTGGTTTTATTAATAGCCTTACTGGACTACCTGCAAGAAGCACGTTAAACGCATTAAATAGAGGTGAGGTTCCAGATTTTCAGAACATGAAAGATGGTCAAATACAAGGAACAACGGGCGAAGGATTTGGTGCAAATCAAACTGAAGGATATATTGGAGGGTTATCAATTAATGCTCCTGGTGCTCCAGGTGGATTAAACACTTCACCGATAGTGAATTTTACTGAAACGACAGACACTGATGATGGTGATTCAGATCAAACTCAAACAAAAATGGTACAACCAAAAGCACCTACAGATCCGTGTCCCGAGGGTTATCAACTCATTGATGGGAAATGCACACCTATAGCTGAAGCTGCTACGGGAACTGGTTTTCAAGTATTTCCAGCAAACAGAAATCCCGCTTACAGAACTGGACCCTTTAGTCCTGCAACAGTAGCAACTGGTGCGGGTGGTATACGGGGATTAAATCCTATTACGTTCAATCCATTTAACAAGTAATGAATTTAGATACATTACCAGACGAGGCACTTAAAGAATATTTAATGCTGAAGGAAGCTGAGGCACGTTTAATTTTACGTGATGAGGCACAGAATAACTTCATGCCTTTTGTTCATCATGTTTATGAGAACTTTATTGAGGGTCGTCATCATATAGAAATAGCGGAAAAGTTAGAAAAGGTAGCGAGTGGCGAGATTGATCGGTTGATTGTCAATATGCCACCGAGACATTCGAAGTCGGAACTTGCATCATATTTAATGCCTGCGTGGTTCTTGGGACGCAATCCTAAATTAAAGATTATACAAGCCACGCACAATACGGAGTTGGCGGTAAGGTTTGGACGTAAGGTAAGGGATTTAATTGATTCTGAGGAATATGCACATATATTTCCCGACACAGATTTGAAGGCAGATAGTAAGGCGGCAGGTCGTTGGGAGACGAGTGCGGGCGGAGAATATTTTGCTGCGGGTGTTGGAGCAGCGGTTACTGGTCGTGGTGCGGATTTATTTATAATTGACGATCCACATTCTGAGCAAGATGCTTTATCCGAGGGTCGATTGGACGAGGCTTATGAATGGTATACATCTGGTCCTCGTCAGAGACTGCAACCTGGTGGAAAAATCATAGTTGTGATGACGAGATGGGGATTGAGGGATTTGACGGGTCGTTTGATTAAGTCTCAAGGCAGTGATGTACTGTCTGACAAGTGGGAAGTTGTTGAATTTCCTGCGATTTTGCCGTCAGAGAACCCATTATGGCCAGAATTTTGGAAAAAAGACGATTTATTGAAGGTAAAAGCGTCCTTGCCGGTACAAAAATGGGGTGCACAGTGGCAACAACAACCAACTGCGGAAGAAGGGGCGATTGTAAAGAAGGAATGGTGGAAGATTTGGACAAAAGAGGACGTTCCAGAGGTAGATTATGTAATTCAGAGCTATGATACTGCATTTTCCAAGAAAGAAAGTGCCGATTATAGTGCAATTACGACTTGGGGTATTTTTCGAAGTGAAGAAACTGGTGCCGATAACATAATTTTGATGGATGCGAGGCGTGGAAGGTGGAATTTTCCAGAATTAAAGGAAAAAGCGTTAGAGGAGTACGATTATTGGGAGCCAGACATGATGATTGTTGAGGCAAAAGCGTCTGGAATGCCGTTGACGGATGAACTTCGAAGAACGGGCATACCAATTATGAACTATACACCATCGAAGGGTCGTGATAAGGTGACGAGGATGCACACAGTTGCACCATTATTTGAAGCGGGTATGGTTTGGGCACCCGAAAAGCATTTTGCGGAGGAAGTCATTGATGAATGCATGGCGTTTCCGAATGGTGAGCATGACGATTATGTTGACAGTATGACTATGGCTTTGATAAGATTCAGACAAGGTGGATTTATCTCGCTGAATGGCGAGGAAGATGATACGGATTACTACAGACCTAAAAGGGAGTATTACTAATGTCCAAAAAAGAAGATTTGATTGCTGCACAAAAAA